AAATGCTTGAAGTCACGCTTAACGAACCAGATGATTTTCTAAAGGTTCGTGAGACACTTTCCCGTATTGGTGTCGCATCAAGAAAAGAACGAACACTATATCAGTCATGTCACATACTGCACAAACAAGGACGCTATTTCATCACGCATTTTAAGGAGTTATTTTGTCTGGACGGAAAACAAACAAATCTAAATGAGAATGATTTGCAACGAAGAAATACTATTGCTAGTCTACTCAAAGATTGGGGTCTTGTAAATATTGTTGGTGAACTTGGTGAGACTGCACCCCTAAGTCAAATCAAAGTATTGTCCTATAAAGAAAAGGGCGATTGGACACTCGAAACAAAATACAGTATAGGGAAGAAAAAAGATACTTGACACAATTGTAACTTTATGATACATTGGTAAAATGATGACGAATGATGAACTAATTGAATACATTGAAAATTTAACATGGGATGATGTGAAAGATTTACCTCACGTTAATCGCCGTGTTTACCTTAATCAAGAACTAGAAATTAAAGATAGAGAATTGGAAAATTCTTCATATCTTTATATAACTATATTTTCTCAGCCTTATGAAGATGGAAAAGATAGGTATTTTGGCTCTTCTACAAATTATCAAATTAAATCTTTTATGGAAGGAGACTATAAAGGGACAGTAGTTAAATATAAAGATATATTTGAAAACTGTATATCAAAGTATGATCACAGAGTTATTTGTTTGAAAATTGGTGATGACGAATCAAAGATTCTTATTGAGGAAGAGGATATATTAGTTGCTGTTGATGCTGAGAGGAATATTAATTTTTTCAACGCAAGTAATATCAGTGGCGGTCTATTAAAATCATTAGGTAATCAACAGGAACTTTTTGATTCAGTAACAGAAAATTTTGAAAAAGCCAACAAAGGTGAAAAAAGTGATTTTGTAACAGGTGAGGAAAGTGTTCATGATCTTCATAAACTGAAACGTGCTCAACCAAGATTAAATGATATTGATGATTCTCATGTTAATGATATTGAAAAGGATATTCTTGGTTCTTATGGGAAGGCATTGAAAAATATTAGAAAAACTATTCTATTGGAAGACTATTATGGGCCTGGAATACATAAAAGGGGTGGAAACACACATACACTTGAAGCCACTGTTAGGCCTAGTCTAAAGAACTATGTGGACAAGATAGGATTTGTTCTGTGGCCGAAATCTTCGTGGAGTAAATGTAGTGAACACACGATAAGAGATATATTGCTTTGGGATAATGCAAGAGAGGAAGAGATATCTCGTAAATATACAGATAAAGATGAGATAATTCAAAGTTGTTTTGATTTAATAAAAGATTACAAATTGAAGCATACGGATGAACGAGTTAAAAATCGTGCCAAAGCTTTAGGTATGCTTGAAAGTGAGTGGAAGGGTTCAAGTGGTATTCGTGCAAAGCTAAAAGACTTAGTGGATAAAAAATCCACAGATGGTTATGTGCCAGAAGGTATGGAACGTAAAACATATACGCCAGCTAAGATTGAGGCTCACGAAGAAGAAAAATCAACTTCCAATCTAGATGTTAAAGTTTTTACCACAGTATATGCTGGCGGTGGTACATTCACTGGTTGGGATTATCTAGTGAGATGGTTACATAATCCTAAAAATAAAAAAAGACGGTTGCATGGAGATTTTATGCACGGCATGAATGGTATACAAAGATATGCAGATGCTTGGCCAGATAAACAAAAAGATATAATACCACTAATTGAAAAAATGTTTGCCGATTATGTTATAGACATTGACGAAGATGGAAATAAAATAACTAAAAAAGGTCATTTTACATGGGATGTAATGCCTCGTTTTGAAACAAAAAAGAATAAGATACATGATAAGAAAGCTGCTTGAGAGTCACATTAAAAACAACGTGCCTGACAGTAAGGTTGCCGTCTTGTTGTCGGGTGGTGTTGATTCTGTAAGTGTAGGTCTTGCAGCTGAAAGTGCTGATAAAAAAGTTCACGCATATAGTTTTTATCTAAATGGCTCACCTTCATATGATTTTGTTAAAGCAGCAGAGATTGCACACAAAAGAAACTGGAACTTTACTCCCATAGTTGTTCCCACAGATAACCTTGTACAAGATTGGCATAGACTCGTTAAACATGGTTGTAGAAAAAAAACTCACTTCGAGTGCGTCTTTCCATTCCTATATGTTTACCCACAGATAAAAGAGAAATATGTATTGACAGGTTGGGGCGCAGATGGTTACTTTGGACCTAGTAAGAAAGCAATGATGCGTTATTCCAGTTACAAAAAGAAAAGAAACTATGTAAAATATTGTAAAGAACACAATCAGAAACGGTTAAACTGGGACGAGTTTCGATTGGCATACTTGGATGGTGATTGTGCTGGTCTAAAAGAACATACTAATCTAGCCACCAAACACAATAAAATTCATGTAACACCTTATCTAAATGTGGATGTGAGAGAACTGTTGATGAGTAAGAGTTATGAAGAGTTAAACAAACCTATACAAAAACATTTTATTAGAAAGAACTTTACAGAACTTAAAAAGTTTGGTACAATAAAACCTCATCAAAATTTACACTTGAATGCTGGTGTAGATAAGTTGTTTGAAGCACTGCTAAATAATCCAGAGATTAATTTGAACAACAGAAAAAGAATGATGGATGTTTGTAGAGATTGGAGTAATGGTGCATCGCCCATATAAATTACAAGATGTATATGATGCGTCCTCACAAAATAAATTTAGTGTAATCTCCACCTTTGCTGGCGGCGGTGGTTCTTCTACAGGATATAGACTGGCTGGTGGTAAAGTTCTTGTCGCAAATGAATTTATAAAAACTGCACAAGAAACATATGAAAAAAACTATCCTGACACAGTGATACTGCCGGGTGATATCAAAGAACTTTCTGGTAAAGACTTTCTTGACGTAGCTGGTATCGGTGTTGGTGAGTTAGATATACTTGATGGATCGCCCCCATGTTCTGCATTTTCTGTTGCGGGTAAACTGTCTCACAACATTCATGAAGAAGAACACATAGACTTATGGGGCAATGTAACTGTTGAAAAAGTATCTGGTAAACATTCTGATGGTTGGGGTCAAACCAAAAATTATTCAGATGGTAAAACGGTGGAGAATATCGAAGACCTGTTCTTTGAGTTTCTACGAGTTGCAGAAGAAATCAAACCAAAGGTTATCGTTGCCGAGAATGTTAAGGGATTGACTATCGGTGAGGCAAGGACTTACTTCAATAAGATACTCAACACATTTGAAAAGATTGGGTATGACGTATGCGCTCAGGTATTAGACAGTAGATACTATGGTGTTCCACAGTCTAGATCGCGTGTTATCTTTATTGGTGTTCGTGAAGACATTGCCGCAAAGGCAGGATATAACTTCATGACAATATCACAAATATTCCCTGAGCCAGACAAGGAAGCAATGAAGCTCAAAGATGCGATGGTTGGTCTAGTGAATGATCCAGACGAGGTTAAGTATCTTACGGAAAAGTGGGAGAATACTGCTTACTGGAAACAGACGGGAAGTAAAATGCCTGCTAATCCTGACAAGGTTCTAACTGGCATGGACTTTCATCCAAAGGGTCATCACTTCAATCTTAAACGGTGTAGTTTGGAAGCACCCGCACCCACTATTACTGCGATGGGTAGTGCAGAAACAACTGCCGGTGCATTTCATTGGAATGAACCAAGGAAGTTGACAATTCCAGAATTAAAACGTATAATGGCTCTACCTGATGACTTCAAATTGACAGGTAAGTGGAGTCAGAAGGCAGAACGTTGTGGTAGGATGGTTCCCTCGCGTATGATGGAGAGGATTGCATCTTCCATATATGAAAAGGTTTTAAAATGACAGACTTTACATTTGCACATAGAGAAGAGGGTTTTGATGAACATATTGATTGGAGCATCAGGGGGTATCGTAATCTATTAGATGACGTTATTAAACTCTCAAGATATTTTGTTGAGGCTGATACGCAAGTCGTAGATATTGGTTGTTCTACTGGTAAACTCACTGCAAGAATAATGGAGTACAACAATGACATTTGTCCAGATGCAAATTATGTTGGTGTGGAAATAGCTGAAGGTTTCTTTCGTAATATTGAAAATAGAAAGAAAGAACTCAACAAGAAATACCCTAATACAAATGTTGATTTTGTTCTAGATGATATTCGTAACTACAAATTTGAAAATTGTTCTCTTATAACATCCTTGTTTACTCTACAGTTTATGCCATATGTCTCCAGATCGAAGGTAATACAAAGTGTATATGATGGACTTAATGAGGGTGGTGCATTTATTTTTGCAGAGAAGATTGACACTACTCACAGTCGTATTGAGAATATGCTTCGAACTGTATATTATCAATTCAAAAATGAGAAATTTTCATATGATGATATTATGGACAAAGAAAAAACTTTGCAGAATATGTTGAAACCTAACTCTTGGTGTGAGATTGAACGTATGTTAAATCAGGCTGGATTTAAGGCAGTTCAGAGTTTTTGGCAAAACCATCTGTTCATTGGTGCTATTGCTATAAAATAGACCATTGACACTCTAATACTATCCCTTTATAAATAGTTCCATTATTATATGGATCAATCGAATAAAGGAATTAAAAATGGGTGTCACAGACTACGGCAAGTCACTTAGGCCAAGGGTTTATCTAGAGAACCCTCTGGACAAAATCCAAAATCTTAGAGAATTGACCGTTTCTCCTGACTATCAAAGTAGAGGAACATTTAATCCGTTTTATGTTTTAAATGTGCCTGTGGACGATATTAAATCTGTTGTTGGTGATGGAAAAATAAAATATAAAAGTGTTGACTCAGGCTCTGGTAAACTAATTAAAAATTATGGCGGTAAATATCATTTTCAAATAAATGTTGATGATGAAGATACTAGTCACTACATCATAGCACCTAAAAAATTAGTAACAGCACATTTCGGTCAAAAAACTAGAAAAGACTCAACCGCATCTTCAAATGTAAATGAGTTTCTAACAGTTTATTTTTTAGTACATACTGGTTACACAGACCCCAAAACATTTCAATCAGATATCGGTGGAAAAACTGGACCAACTGGTGTTCATGACGGCGATGGTAATGATGTTACCTATGAACAATTAATTCAATTAATTGACAAAGACGAAACTGCCGATAGAGACATAGAAATTGGATTTCAAAACTCTCTTAAAGTTAAAAAAGATTTACCAGGCAGCATTGGTAAATTGTTTTGGGTGCCTAGAGGAAAACCAGATGGAATAGGTGCTAAAAATCCATCAGACGTAATCATCAAATTATCTGATGGAAATTATGTGGGATACTCTAACAAGATTGCTGCAGGCAAAGACGCAACTCCAAAGATAAACACAAACCTAACTGCTTTTTACTCTAAGATGGGCGATAGAAAACAATTACAGAATATACAAAATATGATTGATGCTGCATGGAATGATGCCGCATCCACTATAGATAATAAAACTCCAAATGCATATGAGGCCATATCTTCGTTTGATATATCAAAAGAAAAGTTTAGTGAGAGCTCATCCCAAAGGTCTTTTGCGGCACTTGCTCGTGCGTTTAAAAAAGATAGACTTAAATTCTATCAAGAGGATTTCTATTACAAATTTCGTAACAATTTAATATCATCGTTTTCAACTTACATATCAAATTCAAGTAACATGATGTATCTACTAAATACTGTTGGATACTATACATACGATGATCCAGATGCAACACCTTGTCCCTACAAGTTATTGATAGGTAGTGAAAAGGGATCAACAATAAAAGATGTTTCATCTGATGAAGATCAAAGGGCAATATTTTTTACAGAAAATGGCACAGACTTGACAGGAATAAAAACGAGTTATAATAATAAAGGACAGACTTTTAATTTAGCATTTGGATACAGACCCACCCGTAAAATTATTTCTGCACCAATCGTTTTAAGAACTAGGGCCCAAGGGGGATGGTCAGGCAAAAGTTTGTATATAACAACTAGCGGGTTTAAAGTAAAATGAAGAAATTTAAAGAGTTAACAGAGACTAAGGGTAGAATAATATAAATAGTATAAAAGGAATCTTAGGACATGACTAGTTATAGACAATCAATGAATCAAACCTTAGACCTCATGTA